GTGGACACAAGCCAGGCGATGGCCTTGACGGGGTCTTCGATCTTGGCGAGTTCCGCGCGCTTTTCCGGATGTTTGCCGAGGGCGTAGATCATCCGGGCGGCGGCTGCGGGCGTCGATGCGGCGCGGACGATCAAGGCCTGATGCAGGTCGGACAGGTCCGATTGGACCGTTTCCGCCGCCTGGTCGTAGTCCCTGGCGCCCAGCTTCGTCCGTTCGGACTCCACATCAGCCAGTTGACGGTTCCAGGCTTCCTGCTGGGCCTCGCGAGCCTTCCGCGCATCGGCGTCGGCCTGTTCGGCCTTGGCCTTCTGCTGGTTCCACGTCAGAAGCGCTTCGTCGTAACGCTCTTCGTCGTAGTCGCAGTCCTGGAGGGTGGGCTTGGGGCCGACCTCGATGGCTTGCGGCTGCGGCTGAACCTGAGCCCTGAGGGCCTTCAGTTCGGCGTCCTTCTTGCGGTTCTCTTCGCGGAGCCGGCGGATGACGCTCGAATCCTGCGCCTCGCCTGAGGGCGGCGACTCCTCATCTCCCTCGAAACTGACGAGGACCTCGTCTTCGGCCTCATCGCCCTCAGGCGGTTCGGCTTCGGGTTGGTCCTCCTGGGTCTCGATGTCCCCGGCGGGGATGTCGTGTTCCAGGTCTTCAGCTTCGATGGCGTCTGCCATGTAGTGCCCCGTCTCGCTCAGCCTTTGGCGGTAGGCCGGATACCGATGGCCAAGGCGTCAGGGCGCGAACGAACCGGGTCAAACGGGAATTATCGCGTCCGGCGCGCGGGGCGGTGGAAGCCCAGCGGGGCGCGCTGAGGGTCTGCCCTACGAAGCGCGCACGCGCCCGCATAGCTCACGCTCTTGAGGCCAGACAGGCGCGGATTGCGCGGGTCGGCCTCGTTCATCTCGTGGCATGAGCCGAAACCGAGGATCACGGGGAAGTCTTCGTCCATCATTGCCCGGCCTTGGCGCTCATGGTGGCGAAGAACTTGCCGACCTTCTCCAGCATCGACACGCGGTGCTGTTGGTCCTTCTGCGCAGCCTCCAACCCGCTCTTGGCCGCGTCCGAGGCGGCTTGCGCGCGCTGGTGCTCGGCGTCCTGGTGCGTGGCGCGGGCCTCGGTCAGATACTTGACCGTCGCGGCCTTGGTCTGCTCGGTCTGGGCCTTGGCCTTCTCGGTCTGGGCCTGTTCCTTCTGCACCTGGGCCTGAAGAACCATCGCCTGCGGATCGGGCTGCTGACCCTGCTGGGCAGCGGCTTGCGCCATCTGCTCCTTTTCCTGCTCGGTCGGCTTGATCACGCCCTGCTGCACCAGCCGCGAGCGCGTCCAGTCCTTGAAGTCGGAGATGCCCTCCCCGTCCATGTTCATGATGGCGATGCCGATCATCGCCGCCGCCGCCTGCGGATCGAACGGGGCCGTCGTCTCTGCGGAAGCGATCATCGTCCGCACCGTCTTGTCGCGGCGGGTGGACGTGGCCTCGGTCACGTCGGCGATGACGTTGAGCTTGACGGAGTTGAAGTCGTTGGCCAGGAACATCCGGCCCTTGTCGTCCATGGACGGCTCCATCAGGGTCGCGTTGCCCTGCTGGCCTTCCTCGTCCATGGTCGGGACCACGCGTCCGGCCTCGGAATAGACCTCCTTGGCCATGGACAGGTAGATTTCGCCGCAGCGCTGCATGCTCTGGCGCATGTTGTCCATGTAAGTGAAGGTCTTGGCGTCGGTCCGGGTCGCCGCCATGTCCATCGCTTCAGCGGAAACGTTGGACCGCACCTCGTCGGCGTTGTCCTCGTTGGTCGTCAGCTGCGCGACGTCGTTTGCCGTGATCTGGATCAGGGCGCCGAGCACGGGCGGAAGCTGCGGCGGCGTCACCGTGCCGACCGGACCTGTCGGGATGGCCTGACCTGAGGTCGGGTCGATGATCGAATTGATCACGCTGTAGGGATAGCGGTTGATGCTCGCTTCGGCCCATTGCGTCTCATGACCGGCGATCTGCTCGGCGGTGAAGATCGGCCGCTCGATGGGCGTGATCGACGCCGTTTCGGTGAGCTTGCTGATCTGGGCGTTGTAGATGCGCTGCGGGTCCTTCGCCAGGCGCACATGCCCGCGCACCCGCTCCATGTTGTCGATGAACCAGCGCTTGCCGTAGACCGGAACGACGGGGATCTGATCGCCCGCGATGATCTGGCGCGGCGCGATCTCACCGGCGGCGCTGAAGGTCAGCTTCTCGACCTCACGACGCTTGACCCGCTTCTGTCCGGTCTGGCGCCAACCCTGGGTCTTCAGGTCCTGGCGCTCGCCGGGCTCCAGGTCGTCCAGCCATTCCTTGCGGGTTTCCCCGGTCATGACGTGCTCGAACGAGAGCCGCGTCTTGGTGGTCTCGATCACGCGGTAGTATTCCGCGATCCTCACCACATCGGGCGTGTACCAGTCGTAATAGGGCTTGAGGATGTCCTGCGGCCAGGACGCCGGATCGTCGTCGTAAGCGTCCTTGAACGCCTGGGGCGACATGGCGCTGATGACATGGCAGAACTTGGCGTCGGACTTGTCGTAGAGCCGCGCGTCCATGTCCCAGAACACCGACTGGTCGGCGTCCGGAATCCACTTGAAGCCGATGCGCTGGGTGTCGTCGTCGGGGTCGTATTCGTCAACGTACTCGTTGCACAGACGCCATGCGCCCATGCCGCCCGCGACGGCCTCCTCGAACGCGCCGTCGAACGCCTGCTTGCCCTTGGAGCGATAGACATCGGCCATGAACAGGCCGTTCAGGGTCTCGGCGGTCTGCTCATCGGCGGCGCTGTCGGTCTCGGCGCGGAAATCGACCAGCATCCGGTTGGCGCGGTAGTCGGCGTAAATCTTCTCCGTGCCCTGGGCGGTCTTGTTGACCTCGACCATGATCGAGTTGGAGAACTGTTGCGCCCAATCGCCCTCCCACTGCGCCCCGGCGATGGAGACAAAGCGGCGGTCCTGAAGGCACAGCGCGCGCTCTTCCTGCTGGGCCTGGCAGATGGCGTGGAACTGATCGAGCGCAACCTCGAACGCGCCGTCGCTGACGTCTTCGGGGCCGTCGTCGGTTGTGATGTCGCCGTCCGGCTCGGCCATTTAACGTCCCTGCGCTCCGGCAGGGGGTCGGGCCGCGAACGAACCGGGTCAACGGCGAGCGTTGAAGCCTGTACGTGTGGGGGGGATCACAACGGGCGTGGGCGCTTGGGCGATCACTGACGGCGGCCTGATCGCGGCGCTCTCGAACGACTTGTAGCCGTTGCTCAATTCGTCGTGGACCGGGTTATTCTTCCACACCCCGTATTTGTCGTCCCACTCGCGGCGATAGCTGTCGATGCAGTCGACCAGGCGCGAGCACCGGCTTTCATCGAACCACACGCTGGCCAGAAGCTGGCGGCTGGCCTCGATCCCGTCCCGCTGCTCGGCGATACGCTTGAGCACCCGAACCGGCTTGATGCCGCACTCCTCGGCGTGCTGCTTGGCAGACTTGGCGTCCTTGCCGAGACGGCGGTGATCGGCGTCGTGCGGCATGTCGTGGCCGCTGTAGTTGTAGCCCTTGTCCGTGAGCACCTTGGCGTAGTGCGAAAAGCCCTCGCCGCTGTTCTCGTAATAGTCGATCGCGCGCCTCTCCGGCCCCACGTCCTGCCAGAAGGTGATCGCCATCTGGTCGTTGATGCCAAGGTCCCAGGTCGTATAAACCGGGATGTCGAGGATAGGCACGCGGCAGATACGGCCCTCGGCGCGCGCCTTGGCCATCTGGGTCCCGAAGTAGGCCCCCTCGACTGCAGCCTCGAACGCCTCGTCCGGCGTGGACGGGTATTCCTGGCGCATCTTGTCGCCTTGCTGCTCGGCCTTCTTGACGTACCAAGCCCGCTGCTCGCGCGTGAGGCGGATTCCCTGCTGTTCCAGCTTGGCGAAATACTCGACCATCTCGGCCGGCTCTGGCACATCGGCGTCGAGCACATAGCCCTCGTCCGAGAACCAGGCGTAGAAGTGGAACTTGAAGTCTAGGGCCGTCAGCGCGCGGTGCGCCTGAGCCAGTTTCCGCGCTGCCTGGACGATGTCGAAGAACCCCCCGGAACGCCCCTCGGCCGTGCTCTCGACCGTGATCCTTTGGCCGACGTGCACGGTGTTGAACGCGCCCGTCTTGACCTCCTCGGCGCGCTCGGGGGCCTTGGCGCAGAGCTTGCCGTACTCAGACACGTGCAGGCGCTGCAGCGTGCCTGAGCGCAGCGACGTCCCGACGCGAATCGAAGATCCATTGTTGAACTTCAGACTGTCGGCGCTGTCCTGCTCGGCCGCGACCAGTTTGCGGAACGGCTCCGGCAAGTGGTCATAGGCGAATTTGATCTTGTCGCTGAAAAACGCCTTCGCATCGCGCAGATTGTGAGCGATGACGCCCGCCGACAGGTTCGGGGTGAACAGGCAATCGTCCAGCATGTCGAGTTGGATGACCGTCGTGAAACCCCGCTGGCGGGCCTTGAGGATCACATCCAGCCCATGCCGAGTGAGGATGAAATCCTCCTGGTCGGCGTTCATGCGGAACGGCACACAGGCGCCGGTCTTGTCCTTGATGTCGTAGAAGCCGCCCCGGAGCCGTGAGAGCTTGTCCGGGAACCGGCGCTTCATCTCGCCAAGGAACGCTTCCTCGGCTGCGGTTAGCCTCGCTGATTGAGCCATTCCGCCATCTCGCCAGAGAGGCCGTGCTTGTGCTCGATCTCCTGCTTGTCGCCGTACTTCTTGGGCGCAAGTTTGGCCGCTAACCACTTGCGGCTGTCGATCCGCAGCTGTGAGCGCCGAACGTGATCACCGTTGATCTGCCAGCCGATGGATTCACCTTCGCCGTCCTTGCGCTCCATCCAATCGTTGGTCGCGTCGTCGGCGATATCCAGGATTTCGTCCGCCAACGTGTCGGCTTGCGCGTCGCGCGCGTGCGCATACTGCTTGCGAAACTCCTCGTTTCTCCCAGATCGGAAGAGCAC